ATTGGTTATACTCGCTCCAGCTTGCCAGACGCGATAGCATTCTTGATGCGTTGACCGCTACGTTCGTCTGCCTTGTCAGCATCGGTTGGCGTATACGTTTCGCCTGGACTGATAATGCTTACATACACTTTATGCCGACGATCGGATACGTTCTTTATTCCTGACGGCGAAGAGGCTTCTTTCTTCTTCGACTTGCTTTCTTTGTGATCACTCATTATTAACTCCGTAAAACGCCAGCCCTGTGTTAGCGGCTGGCTATTGGATTACAGGCCTGTAAGGATCTGCGCCGCGTCGTCTTCGATCACATCCAGCCCAGCTAGGCCAAAGTACGACTCAACGTAATACTTGAAGCCGCGCTGATGAACACTTGACACATTCAAAGGAACCGGCAAGCGGAACTGCATTGCGCGACGGTTTGAGCTGAATGCAACTGTAACCGACTCACTGCTAACCGATCCCGCTTTAGTTGTTAGGCCAAAGGTGATGGTAGGGAAGTTGGCAGCTAGAGCACGCAGAACGCTCATTTCAGAGCCTGCACTGTTCATGATCTTTGTTGATGCAAGATTGTACACCGATGCCGGCATAGTCACTCGATCAGCCATGTATGTATCGACGTTCATCACGCCCGCCCATTGACTAGTGATCAACTGTGCGATCTCGCCATACAGCTCTTCGCCAGTAGATAGTGCGGCAGTCTTGACCGCGGCGTTTGTTGCAAAGCCAGCGTGGTTCAAAAGACCGGTAGTTTTCTGGCTGCCGTCAGTACGCACTTGGCCCAAGTAACCGATCTCGTCGATGTCACGGTTATACAGCTCTGCGTGGCCTTCAAAGAAACGGCTAGGCAAGTTGATGTTCTCAAGCTCTGCCTGTTTCAGCTCGATCTCTGACCAGTCTGATTCAGCTTCCATTGTAAACACGGATATAGAATCATCTTCACCGCTCAGCGTGATCTTGCCAGTGGTGTTTGTGTTGCTGCCAGACTCGCGGAAGCCGCCTTCGGTGCGAAGCTTTAGCTTGCGAATCGAAGTAGCATAGCCGCCTTCGTTGTTTACCACGATGCCTTGGTTAAGGAATGTCAGGCCAGCAAACTCTTGCGTGAATATCTCGGCACTTACATGCTCAAGGTTTCGCGCCAGAATAATGCCGCCTTCGTCTTTAAAATTCTTCTTCGCGTACTGTGCGGCAGTGTCGAATGACTTAATCCCATAAAGAGACTGTACCCGCTTAATATCATGCTTCATTGTCAATCCCCTTATAAGAATTTGTTGATGCGAACTAACCAAACGCCTGCGGCCTTCTGTTCCCAGAATACCACGTCGCCTGCGCTCACGATGCCTGATGCAACTGCTGCGTCTGTAGCCTTGCCAGCGTCTGCTGATGCTGCGTTAACGAACTGAACAGAGTCATACCTTGAAGGCGCGGCCGTCGCTGTAACAGTGACAGTGGCGAATCCAAAGTTAATGACCTCAGCAACCTGGTCAATAGCCAGGCCGCTAGTGCTGTAAACACCGGTGCCAATCTCGCCTGTGATTTTGCGTCGAGCGATGCCCGCAACAACCGGAGTGCCTGAGCCGTCCATGTTGTCGATACTGCCGGCGTCGTACTTGGCAAAGCGACCTTCAACTAGACCATCTTCGAAAAGCTCGAAGGCCGATACGTTGTAAGGGCTTGCTGCGATGAACTCGCCCGCTGGCAAGCCAGGATTGTCCTGCAATACTGCGTTGTTAAAAGACATAGGTTATTTCTCCCCTAGAGTTTCTGAAATTCGAGACATAAGTCCGGTATCGGGCTTGCTGTCGCCAAACTGTGAGTAATCTGTGTTAGCTTTTCGTAGCAGCTTAAACGCAACTGATAGCTCAGCATCTTCAAACTTGTCAGTGCTTTGTGTCGCAAGCGCATCACGCATTACGGCGTTAGCTGTCTTGCCAGCAAAGTCATACTCTGCATCAACAAAGTTTCTTGCTTTGTTTACGACTTCTGCGTAACGCTTCACTTCGCCTTTTACAGCGCTTGATACGGCGTCTTTAAACTCAGATGAGTCGGCAAAGTTCTCTTTATCCTTCTCGTCATCCTTATCTTCGTCCAGCATATCCTTCTCTTCGCCTTCCGCGTCTTCGTCGGCCATGTCGTCGGCCTCAGGCATAGCGCCCTGCTCTTTAGCATAAGACATGATCTCCTGCATAGCTGGCATTAGTGTTACAAGCTGGTCAACTGGAACTTTTCGGATAGCCTCAGGCAAAGCAGTTGCAATTTCAACAATCTGCTCAAGGCTTACCGAACCTTCCGCGTCGTTAAACGCTTTATGAATCTTTGGCATGGTTTCGCCCTCCTCGGGCTTTATGGGTGTATCGGGTTTTCGGTCTATGAAACTGCACAAGGGGCCGCAACGGCCAGCGGGTACGGCTGCAAGATGATGGGGAACGATGTTGATTTGCTCAAAGTCCCAGCGGCTATGAGGAACTAAGTCGGCTTCATAGCCGAGGGATAGCTGGCGCTTGTCTTTTAGAAGAAGGCTAAGCGAGTCGTTAACGGACAGCTTATTCTGTACAGCAAGGCGCGAGAATGTAGGCTCGTCAATCTGGTCGATCACGACGGAAGATTCAACGCGTGACCCCGTGTCGGTCGCTGGGCCTGTCATGCTAACATGCTCATCAGTTAAAGGAATGCCGAACATGGCGTGAGCAGCGTTGGCAATAGTGGCCGGTGAGCGGTAGACAGTAACAACCTTGTCCGGCGGTTCAAGTCCAAGCTCTGCTCCGAGGTATTCAAGAACGCCATCGCGCACAGACACAGCCGTTCTGGCCGTCTCTGAATAGACCGCTAGATCTGCAAACTGCTTATGAATTTTATCGGACATTTGTTAGCGTCTCAGCTTGTTTATGTAATGATAATGCTATGCTGGCAGGGTGTCAAACTGTTGACGCTACTGCTCCATCTCTGGAATTTTCATGGTATACGTACATCTGCAGTTATAATCTGTGCCAGGAATCAAAGTCTTACCATCCCCCGAGTCATAAAGCCCATCTGATAATACAAACTCTTTTCCGTCCCTGCCGGCATGGCTGGGTCTTACACGTTCATCTGACGAGGTAACCCACACTGCCTTAGTGATGCCAATGTTCTGCGCTCTTGCTTTACTCGTCAAGCTGTTGAATGTAGCAATCTGAGTACGTGCAACCATCTTGGCGTGGCCTTTGCGCTTCTCTACCATGCCGTCAAACTTGCTCATGATCTCCGGCAAACCCTTGCCCTCTGCCATTGACCTAAGCGTGTTGCTCGTCCACATCTGAAGGGTATCATCCCGCATCTTCTTTACCCATTGCTGGGTCTCTGCCTGGTATGCATTGATCTGAAACGTAAGCCCCTCAGTGGCTTCAAGCTCTTCACGGCTGATTCCGATGCTCTTTGATACGCGTCTGTAAAACTCTGACTGATTGCGCTTGTTGACTTTGTCGGTGTATTTTTCTGTCATCTTGTCAAGTCGCTTGCCATCAAACTGTTTCAGTAACTTGCGTTGTACTCGTGCCGCCATCGCTAAGAATACCTTGGCAAAGTTTCCGGATTGCTTGGCGTCTGCGAACTTTGCGATCGTATCCTGATTTAGCTCTTTGAATATCTGAGTGCGCCAGCGCTGTGCCATCTGGTCAACCATGTATTCTATGGCATTACCGAATTGACGGATTTCAGACTTAGGCGGCTCGGGTGCTTTTATGGTTGCGCCGTTGGGTGCGGTTACTTCACGCTTCACCGTTACCGCCCATCACCTGCTCTAGGCTCATTCCACCCTGCTCAGGCGTAGGCTCTGGGTCTTCGTCAGGCTTGCCAAACATGCTATCCCATGGATCATTCTGAATTACATCATTATCTTCAAGATACTTCTCGTAGTCGAGCCCCATCTGCCAAAGCAACGCGGCATTCTTGACTACTTCGGTCTCTTGCAGTATGCGGTCTTTGTCGGTCTGCCCTTGATTCTCTTTGAACTTCACGCGACCGCGACCGTGCATTTCCATCAGTCGATTGATCTTGTCGAGCAGGTATTCAGATTGCAGCGCTTTGATCGTCTGCATGTCTACCTGCCTGTCACCTTCACCGCTGCCGTTTAATCCTTTAGGCGGCTCACCTACCAGAGTAGACAGTGACAAGCCCGTCACCATCGCTAGGCGTCTCAGGGTGATCATATCGGACTCTGCAAGGTTGCCCAGTGATTGTGCGTGGACTTCGATCTCATCTTCTTTGTCGACGATGCCCGCGCCGTAAATCGAGCGCAGGTTTTCAAGCTGTGAGAAGTATTCCACCAGCTCAGTAGACTTGCGATCGGCCAGAAGTTCTTTGAATCCATCCACCTTGTAGAACAGTGTCGATGACTTCTCAAGAATAGCAGGCACAGCACGTTGCACAATCTGATCGCTTACCAGTTCGTTACGGATTAGATCAAACTCAGAGATGCCGCCAAAGAAATACTCCGGCGCGTCAAACTCCACCGGCTGCACGTAGGTCATATCTACCACGCGGCTAGGGTGGATCGTAAACCCGCGAACGGCGTAATATTTCGGCTTGTAGTAGTTAGGGCTTGACAGGTTGTATTCGATGCTTTGCACGTACACCATATCGCCGCTGAATACCTGATAGTTAACTTTCGACCAGTCGTTAATCTCTGGTATCGGCTGGCTAAGGTCGGCTCCAG